TAACTTATGAATAGAATAAAAAAACTAAACGATCAATTTTTAGACACTTTGTTGTTGGATCTGGATGATCCACAAAAATGTACACCTGGTTTATATCAGGTGATACGGGGTGTAATCAACGATAATAAGGAAGACTTGGATACTATACCAAAAGAATCAATGGAATTCTTACAGGATAAGATGGTATCAAGTTTACCTTTCAAGAAAACTATAGGAGAATAATCATGGCAATCGGTAGAGCAATTCAGAAATTTATGGCAAGCCCAGGATTCAGAGCATATAAAAATATAGGAGCAGCCAATACAAAGAGTGGCGGTACTCAATTTAAAAACCTGGGTGGGGGCGGTTGGTTTAGTAAAGCATTTGTGGGTATAGCTAAGAAACGACTCAGTACTATGAAAAAAAACCGTAAGGGATTTGCGGGACCTGCAAGTAAAATCGTTAAATAAATGAATATACCTCAGGAAATGCTAGATGACTTCAGGAACCACATGTGGGCCTGTTTCAAATACTTGGGCTTAGGAGAACCTACAGGAGCTCAGTACGGTATGGCTGATGCATTACAGGGTGGATCAAACGACATGCAGCTACAAGCTGGACGTGGGTTTGGTAAGTCTGTGATAACAGCATGCTTAGCATCTTGGTTTCTCCTAAAGGATTCAAACTGTACAATCATGGTTGTTTCCGCTACAGGTAACAAGGCAACTGAGTTCATCTCTATGACACGCAGGATCTTAGATCTCGTGCCATACTGTGAACATCTAAAACCCGGCGATCATACTACTGATAATGCTTTTGCATTCAACGTAGAAGCTAGGACAAAGATTGGACAAGATAAGTCATGCTATGCACGAGGTATTACATCCCAGATAACAGGGTCACACGCTGACTACGTTATCGGTGATGACATCGAAATCGAAGGTAACTGTGAGACTGCTAATGCAAGAGAGAAGCTATTGTCTAAGGTATCAGAGTTCGAACAGATACGCAACGTAGGCGGTCGTGTAATATTTCTGGGTACGCCTCAGATCAAAGACTCGATCTATAACCAACTGAAGACTGGCTACCCTGTAACTAAGTTCCCAGCTGTAATGCCTGATCTTTCTAATCCAACAGAAGCCGAAGATATAAATGAGTGGGTGATACAAACTGGGCTAGAACCTGGACAGGCTACACAACCTGAAAGATTCTCAGATGAAGTTCTATTGGAACGTATGGCTAAGATTGGACCCAAGTTATTTGCTTTGCATTATAAGCTTGATACATCCTTAGCTGACTTTGAAAAGTTTCCGTTACGTTTGTCTGACTTGATTGTCATAGACGTACATCCTGACATGTGTCCCGAGAAGATCATATGGGCAAACAGTAAACCTATGAAGGGCGTACCTGCCTTTGGTTTAACAGGAGATGTTATATATGATCCTATGTGGATATCTGATACCTTTGTACCATACTCTCAGCGTGTAATGTACATTGACCCATCGGGTCGTGGGTCTGATGAGACTGCTGTATGTATTGCCTCATTTGCTAATGGATATATATTCATTCACGAACTGGTAGGCTATGCTGGAGGATACGAGAAAGGTATACTTAATAAGATCTCACGTCTTGCTTATGACTATGGTGTCAAGCTAGTACGAGTAGAGTCTAACTTTGGTGATGCTATGTTCTGTCAACTGTTGGCACCCATAATGACTGACATATGTGGCTCTGTTGCTATTGAAGATTTTAGGGTGGGTGGTCGTAAGGAAGCACGTATCATATCAACTATGGAGCCTGTAATGACTCAGCATAGACTGGTGTTCGACAAGCGTTCTATATGCCAAGAAGAAACACAGAAACAGATCACACGTATATTTGATAAGCGAGGTGCGTTACCTCATGACGACAGGATAGATTGCTTAGCAGCAGCTGTATCACACTGGGAAGACCAACTGCGTACAGATGTTGATGTGATCATAGATAATAACCGCAAGGCAGCCGAGCAACGACAAGTTGATACGTGGCTAGACGATGATAGACGAATGGGTCTATGGTCTAATCACCTCAGTGGTGCTGTAATTAGACGAGAAGAAAATAGACCGCCTGTAGACCCTAATAAAGCGGGGTGGGCTGTAAGGGGTCGCTCATGGTCTTGAGAGAGATTCTTTGAATTACCCGGGGGTAACCCCTATTGAACTGACGAAACGTCTTAGACGGGCTGTATGGCCCTTAGGAGGAAAGCTGATATGCCATATGTCATGATAGGTCTGATGGGTGCACAAGCTATTATGGGTGCACAGGGTGCAAAGGCAGATGCTGCTGCACAGAGGCTTCAATTCGAAGAAGCAGAGTTTCAACGAAAATGGGAATCCCAAGTAAACAATAGAAATATCGCTAAGCAGAATGCATTAAGGTGGTTTAATAATAAAAAGATTGAAGAGTCTGCTAATGCTCGTAGAGCTGAAGAAGAATTTTATATTAATTATAATTGGGATAATCAAACTGGTGCTTACGGTAGAAAACACAAGGCAACACAGGATGAATTGTTTGCTAGATTAACGGGTAAGAACATTAATCCAAAGTCAGGGACGGCTAGAGCATTGTTAAGACAGCAGAATGAATCAGCGAGAAATGTAATGACAGATCTTAGAATAAATACTAGTAATCAATTACTCGGAGCTGAACGAAGGCAAGACCAAGCATTGGCTAGTAGAGATTTTGGTTATAACGCCAGTATTCCATTTATGCCTGGTACTTACGGAGGACCAGATCCTTCCAATGCTTTCAACACGGCATTAATGTCCGGTGTAGTAAGCGGTGCTGCTAATTATATGGCTTATGATGCAGCTAAAAACCCAACAGCATCGGGTAATGTTACTAATGTTTATGGTGTCAACATAGGAGGAGGAGGTGGCGGATGAGTTATGATATATTAAAAAATATAGCAACAGGACAACCTATTAAAAGTAGTGCTACGCCAAGAGAAGTGTTTGCAAGTAAGCAATTACAAAACGCTAAAGAATCTTTAGATAGTATTCCTAATACTGTTCAGGAGAAAGAAAGGTATAAAATGTGGAAGAGATCCACAAGAGATTGGATACCTCACCCTGATAATATAGAGGGTATGTGGGATATAGAAGAACAAGCATATCCTGGAACTTCTTTTAAACAAGATACTGTTAATAAAATTAATAGAGAATTAGAAGCCAGCCTCTCTGATACAGAAAAAAATGATTACTTTCAAAGGAATGCTCCTCAGTGGCCTCAGTGGTTACGAAAAAAATATAAACCCGATATAGATGCGGGGAGGCTCAAAGCTGAACAAAGAGTGTTGGGTTTAAGTAGAGTCAACAACAAAGTCGAAACAAGAGATATAGTGAACGAGTTTGTATCAGCACCAAACCTATACCTTAACAGTACCGTGGCTAAAAGAGTACACAGTGGAGATTTCTTTACTGCTGTCAAGTATGGATTCACGACAGAAATAACTACGGATGAAGACGGCAGAGTAGCTGTTCCACTAGATGGAGGACTGGTTCCAGTATATGCACTTAATCCAGAATTATTTCCAGCGGTTGATCCTAGAGAAGAGTATATTCTATTGAACGATACCTTTAAGATGATTGATGACATCATAGATCCTTATTACAGTAAGTCAGAATCTGATTTCAAGCTGGTTGAGAAGGCAAACAAGAGACAACTCTATGAAAATATAGATACTATGGGAGATAAGTTTACAGATCAACATGTGAATATCATATTAGACTATGCAGAGGGACAGCCAGATCCAGAAGATGTCATAAATAGGGGTCTTAGTAAAACGATGTCCCAAGCAATTGATAAAGATGTATACAACTCTAGTTTTGATATAGCTTTAGACTTTGTTAGTAAATGGCAAGAAGTTTTAAGTACGTTAAAAAAGAGGAGTGAAGCATGACCCAGCAATTACCACAAGATCAATTCAATACAAGGCAAATAAATGCTCCAGATGCTCCTCCTCTACCCAGTACTGTTCCAGTATCTATAACTCAAGACGTAACTCCAGACATAGGAAAAACTACGAATCCTGGAGGAGCTGCTATATTTTATTATAAACAAATGGAAAAAGCATTTGAAAGCGGTTCAAAAATTATGCATGAAATAGATATACTGACAGCGAAGAGAACCGCAAAGAAGAAGAAAGAAGATGAAGAGAGGGAAGATGCGCTACTTGATACGGATGGAATTAGCGATGAACGTAGGGTAATTAAAAATGCACGACTGAAACAAGAAGAAGAATACCGTGACAAATTAGGTACGGAGGGACGGATTGTAGATGATCTTACTATGGATGCTATAAATAAATTTGGGGCGGGTCTAAGAAGTACCGAGGCTAGTGACGAATTTGTTGATAAGGTAATAAGAGATATAAATGCCTTGTCATCAGAAGAAGAAGTATCTCCCTTAACACCTACTGGCACTATAGTACCTACTCCTGTAATAGAAGAACCAGCACCAAAGACAGAAGTACCTAAGCCAGAAGAGGATACTATTCCGCCTAGAGGATACGAAGAAATTGACCGCCATCCAGGATTTTATTTAGACAATCGGGGTAACTTGTTTGGTAAAGTCGATGGGATGTTTGTTCCAGTTGACGGTCATGGTAATCCCATAGGAGGGACACCAACAACTACTACACCAACAACTACTACACCAACAACTACTACACCAACAACTACTACACCAACAACTACTACACCAACAACTACACAAGTCCCGGATCCACTCTCCCCCGAACTCATTAAAACAATGAGTCGAGACGAAACAAATATTGCCCTTAAAGATGTAAACGAAGGTTTAAAACGAATCGGAAGAACAGATCCAGATACAAAAAAACGGCTTCGTGCAGAAATGCGGCTCTTGCTTGATCGTCTGAAAGAGGTGCCAGAATGAGTAGAACAAGAGAGAAACTGAAAAGGGAGCCAGTAAACCATGACGCAATTTAATTACAATAGCCCACAAGGCTTACAGCAATTAACAGATGAGCTAGACGCTAAAAGAAAGATAGAAGAAGCAGCTCGTGCAGCAGTAGTTGCTAATCGTACAAGGGAACAGCACATTAGAGATAATGAAGAAGCGGATAAAGTGGGAGACTGGGATTATGTGAGGACTTCTTGGGAAAATAATAAGCATCATGTGTTACAGGATTATGTAGATAATTCGTGGGGTAAAGAAAATACACAGAGATGGCTAAAGACAACCGCTACTAAACATTCGCCAGAAGAAGGGGATGCAGTTATTGAGACTGATTGGATGGGGAATCCTGAAATAAAAGGAAACCTGAGACAGACAGATAAACTGGAGGATATACAGACATCTCTTAGAGCATTTCGGAATAACAACCCAGACTTAAATTTACCACAGCTTGGGTTTGACCAACTACCTAGTGAGAATGCAGCCATCATAGCTAAGGATAATAAAATGGTTAGGTATAGCCAACTTAAGAAACTTAAATATACCGACAAAACAAAAGAGGATATGAAAACTCTAGGATTCGAAGATAGTCCGCTATATTATTATGATGATATGATAAGCGAGGAATTATTGGCTAATCTAAAGGAAACAAATAATCCTAACTATCAAGTGATGAAAGAATTCAGAGAAGAATTAGATGCATTGCTTTTTCTAGATGCTAGCAAAACCGCAGCGATAACTGCTTCTAATAAGAGAATAAGTGACCTTAGGAATAGAGAAGATACTAATGAAGAACTAAGGATAATGGCTTTGGCAGATGCATTTAATGTTAGATTGGGTAAGGGTACTTTTCCAGAGACTCATGAGATTAACTCCAGTAATATTGGTGCAATAAATAATAAAATAGAACACATAGTATATCAAGCTAGAGATGGTGGTTGGGATCATGATACTAATATAGCAATCATGAACCTATACTCAAAGTCTTATAAAAGATTTGCTGAGACGGCTAAATCAAATACACAAAATAACAATTATTGGCAAGCTGCTGCAGTTGATACTGATGTTAGAGCTGGAGTTACTAGACCCCCTGTTGGTAGTAGCTTAAAGATGATGCTTATAAATGGAATGGGGAAAGTTGTTACTGACTTTCGGAGGAACGGCTGGGAAGGAACGGATCCAGCCATAAGACAACATCTGATGGAGATTGTTGCTGGGTTTAACAAAGAAGCACAAGTGGCATATACTAACAAAACTGGACTGACTGATATAGTAACATTATTTAAGCCCGAAGATATTATGAATGGAGATTTTGGTATTAGGTGGAATGAATTATCACATAAAGAAATGTATGCGGGAATGATGTTCATGACAAGTCAGATGATAGATGGGGGTGCTAACTATTCAGAGATGTCACAAGCTTGGAAAGCAGCAGGTAATTATATGATTGGTGCTATACAGGATGTCCCCATTGGAGATTTTAGAAACAAACAAATAACACTAGACTGGTTGTTAGAATCTCCAGAGAATATAGATAAGTTTACAAGAGCTAATGTAGCACTGCAAGCATTGGGCGAAATGGTATTCGAGTCATCAACCAAAGACTCTAGATTAGGACAGCAGATAATAGCAAAAATATTTGAGGGCACTGGGATAGACGCGCGTCAGATTATCTTACTGAGAGGATTGGGAATGGAGATTCATGGTAATCTAATAAACAGTGGTTTGGGTCATGGACAATTAATAGAAATGTTTGAGCTGATAGGACAAGGTAAGGCTGATGATGCAATAGAAGTAGAAATAAAAAACCCTAAGACAGGTGAAATTACTACTGAAATGATGTCCCCAAGTATTATGTATGATTTAATATGGGAACCTATAACCGATGATTCTGATACTTTACTTTCGACAGCTATCCAGAGAGAGGTCAAGGCAGGAAATATGGGACGGGATCCTGAACTAACCGACCGAACAAAACATAATCTAAGTCGACTTATGTCTAGCTTTGGTCGGTTTAGTAAAATAGATGGTGGTTTTACAATAAACGAAGATACAATAAGGGCAGCGGAAGCCATGGGTATAGAAGCACCTTGGGATGATGGGTCTGATGTCTTCTGGGATAAGGATTGGAAGTTAGTTCAAAACTCTAGAATGATTTCTACAACACTGGAGGATGATCTAAGAGGTAGTGGTGATACCGCAGGTGTATCTAGAAATAAAATGATAGCTATGTTAAATGCCTATGCTAGTTCTCCGGCAACACGAGATACTATGCAAGCTATTTTGGTAGCACTTAAGCTTGAAAATAGATCAGTAACACCAAGTCGTCTACTCAACTTAGTAGATAAGCGTGTGGGTTTGATGGGTGGAATGCTTATATCACTTGAAGATTTAGAGCATACAGAAAGACCAGAGAATTTAGCATACATACCACACATCGCAAGGCTAAGTGAACTTCCTCATGTAAACAACCAAACAGGGGATGAAAATAGAACCAATGCTTGGGCTTCAGCTGTACCATTTAGCTGGGCGGTAGATCCCGCGCTACGTAGTCTGGATATAGCAAGAGAATCTTTTTATACACCAGATTCTACAGGACGTAGTATTGTGCCACAAGAGTCTGTAAGGGCTGTAAACAATACTACATATAGACATGTTGCAGATGCGTTAAGTGCACCTGTTATGAAGAGTTTGGGCTATGGAGATACACCAGAAGGACGTGCTGCATTCCACCAAGATATCCAACAACCAATGTGGGAACAAGAAGCAATAGCGTGGACAAATAGTCAGCAAGTTACTGAGGATAATGAGTGGTACCTTGCCCCCTATAGGGGAAGAACTAATCTTGACTGGTCATTGGGTGCTTTAGAAAGGGTGTTTGTAGTAAAGGTTACTAAAGATAATAACACGCTGTCGAGAATATTTAACAGTTACATACCCCTATTTAAGAGTTCCGGTGAAAATGGATATGCTGACAAGGACGAGTTCGGTAGATTCTATTATCATGCCACGACTCAACTAGTTACTAGCAGTACTCCTTTAGGTATCGAAGGATATAATCAGGATAGTATTCCCGAGCATAATCTTTTAAAGATAATAGTACATAAGGAAGGGAAGACATTTGAAGTACCGTTATCTTTAAGTTTTACAGATAAGAATATAGATACCTATGTTAGAGAAGGGGATTTAAAAAAGGAAGATATTGGTAAGTATGCCGAAAATAACTGGTCAATATTTAGAGAGATACTTGAACCGCTTGGTTTAAATGCCTTTTCACCAAACGCTGGGGGACTAGTACAAACCGTGGCTCAGTGGATGTTTAAGATGTCAGACGTACATGAACTATACATTAGAGACAAGTTAGGTTTGATTGACCCAACAGAAAAAAAGATATTAAAGGATAGGATTAAAAGTATGGATGAAGACTGGCAACGTATCGAAGATGCGGAAGCTAGAAAAGCATTACTAAGTATACAAAAGTATTATTATCACAATGGTAAATATCCACCCGGAATAGATAGATTATTCCCCGCTTCACAGGCTGCAAATACAGGAGAATGGTCAGTAGGTGATGATTGGAGGGCGGCTCTAGGAGATAGCGGAGAACCGTCTCTACCAGATTCAAAAGATAAAGGATTTGGGGAGTGGCTAGTTGGAACAGAATCTGTTTATAAATTCCCTGACGGTACTTCCTTTACTATGTCACAGATCCAAGAAGAGTTAGAGGAGATGTCTGACGAAGACTTTATGGAACTGCATGGAGGCAAGGGTAAGATAGTACCCGAATCAGTTGAAGGTGGAGTTATAGGAGATGCAGCAGAGGGTCTTTTGAAATTGCTTGGCGAGGGTGATGAAGATGAAGAAATATTTAATAATCAAAGTGAACGAATCAAAGCCGAAGAACGTGCCAGAGGAGGAGAGTAACTCATGGGAACAGCCGCAGAAGATTTTGAATTAAAACCATCAAGTTTTAGCGATTCTTTTTTAATAAGAAAAATGACAGATGAAGAAGGAAAGAATACAGTTCTAGATTCTTTGGAAGCAGAGTGGGATTATAAAGCAACACTACCCAAGATAGGTTTAGCACCATACGATAGAGAGGGGTGGAGAAACGCAACAGTGGTTAGAGACAGTGAAGATAATACACATGCATATGGCATCTTACCAGTTGCACAGGCAACCTCGGAATCACAGGGGCAGGATTACTGGAGAGGTCTTATGGGTCCCAATCAGATGAGGGGGTTTATTTCTGCACAACGAATAATAGCAGATCGCAAGGATTATAAAGAAGAAAGCTTAGGTGCTGTCACCGATAAGACAAAAAAAGATCTCGAGCCTTTCCTAAGAACAGGATCAAACTGGGTAAAGGGTTTTAATCTAGATCATATGATGAAGGGTGACTTCAGTGACTGGGGAAGATACGTAGACCCCGGAAGTGGTTTAGGTTGGGGAATGTTTCTACAACCAGAAGATCTATTTGATGTAGAACAACCAGGCTATACTCAAGATAAAATGATTGAACTTATGAAACAAACTCAGCCTGATAAATATGCGTGGGTTGTTCAGATAGCAGGTGGCGAAGAACGGTTCATAGAACTTACAAAAGAAGCAAAGAATGCAGACTCCTTCTTCTATCTGGTAAACGAAGCTGTTGATCAAATAGGATTACAAAAAAGTCTAGAGCATCATATGAGCCAGATGGATGGGATGGAGGAGTTTTGGAATGTACATGCATGGCCATTTTTAAGAGACGGTTTACTAAATGATCCAGATATGCCAGCATCGACTATGATAGGTATTGCTACTGCGGGTTTAAGTACAAGCATTGGTGTAACTGGTGGAGTTATATGGCGTGGTGGTACTCTAATTAAGAAAGTACCTGGAATGAAACACTTAGGTAAGAGTATATCTTATGTAGGAAGTCAGGGTATAGTTAAACAAGGTATGAAACTAACTAAAATTGTAGATTACCTACCAGAAAATATTGGCATGACTACATTAAGAAATATATCTCCTGGTGTCGCAAAAGCCTTAGCTAAAAAAAAGGGATTTACTGGATACTTATTCAGATCTCCTGTGCATGCGTTTGAAGGATTGGTAGAAGGTGCTGGAGCAGAAGTACTAAATCAATCAGCTAAAATACGACGGAACGTAATGATAGAGTATAACTGGGGAGATATATGGAATGAAGCTGTTCTAGAATCTGGTTTCTCTGTTATAGCTAACCCAATCTTAGGTAATCTAATAAATGCAATGGTGTGGGCACCAAAGGTTGTAATAGGAAAAACTTTAGGTGGTGTGATTGATACACTTCCATTGGGAGATCAGATGAGAGCGTCTATACACCATGCATGGGCTAATGCTGAAACAGATAATCCTGTTCTAGAAGCTATAGCTCATTTTGAATTAGGAGATATGATAGTTGATGATCTTAATGCTGTTCTAAAGGGTGAGGGTGTTTCTATGGAAGAGCTTATGAATGGACACCTTAGACACTTATTAGATCCGCTGTTAATGAATCCTGACTCTAACTCTTACGAAGATGTTATCAACTTTGCTCAGTTGATAAAGAATATAAAGAAAGATATGAAAGGTAAGAAGCTTAATCATGATGAGTTTATTGATATGCTAACTGCTGCTATTGGACAACAAGTGGGTATGGATACTGGTGCTGTGATGAACTTAGCTTCTATATCAAAAACTAGACTAAGAGTAGCAAAACATGTAAAGAAGAAAAACAGATGGCGTAGAATATTAGGACAGCCCCTGTATACTGTTGATTCTTATCTAGAATCCACAGAGTTAACAGATAATGAGATATGGGATATATACTTTGATGATCATATAACAGCAGTAGTCAAGGCAGAGCTGAAGAAGGACGGTAAAGATTTTTCCAAAGCTACTGCTACAGAAAAACTAGAGGTCTTACGAAAAATCCAAGATGATGCTATTAATCGACTTCATGGTGCTAGGCTTGAATTTATTACAGAGACCGTAGAGATTAACAATGAGACCTCTGTGATGGAAGAAGAGGTAGATGAGATAGCCAAGGATGCATCTAAAGATTCTGTTTTGTGGGGGTTAACAGGAAAACTACGGAGTTGGTGGAATGCTAGAAAAGAAAGCAAGAAACCTGTAGATCCCATAGGAAAAGATATTACTCAAGAGTATTTAGATAACCTAGCTATTGTAATGACGAGTAAGGATGGGAAGTTTACCGAAAACCAACAGAAAGTATACTTAGACAATAAGGCTTATGTTGATGGTAAAGTAGAATTATTACACAAGATAGATAAAGCTAAACAACAAATAAAAGAACAGGAAAAGAAAAAGGAAGGGGCTGAGTCAAAATTAAAGGGTTTAACTAAATATGTTAAGGATGTTCAGAGTGGAGCAAAGAAACCACATCCATCTGAAACTGTAGAAAACGTAGCTGAAAAGAAAGCTCAGGGTATATCAGACGCAAAGGCAGCTATAAAAAATGCTAAGCTAAAGATAAAGGAGCTGAAGAATCAGATAAAGGTACTTGAAGCAACAGATGTAGTTATACCAAAGGAAGGTGGATCATCAGATCCTAAGGATGGTGCTGCAAAAAATCACAGTCGTTTAAAAGAACTGTATGCTGCTCTGAATGAAATGAAGAAGCATGTTAAGGATGCTGATATGGTTATAGAAATAAAAGCTAAACTAAAAAGGATTAAGGCGTTGATTTCTAGAGGAGAAGAATCAGTTAAGAAGTCGAGTAAGTTTGAATCTTCAGATCCAAAGATAGCTGAATTAGAGACTAGGCAGAAAGTATTATTAGCTAGAATTAAAGAGTTGCAGGGTACACTAGATGATGTACTATCTAAAGAAGATATAGAGTTAAGGGATCTAGTTGAGCGTTTGGCAAAGAGTTCTCCTAAGTGGATAGAGATACTTGGCAAAAGAAGTAAAGAGGATATGGAGTTTCTAGACCGTAGTGACTTTACAGATAAAGAGTGGGCAGATATAGAGAAAGGTTTTGAAAACTGGGACTCCACTAAGAAATATATTAAACACTTATCACCCGAAAAAATAAAACAAATAAAGGACTCTAGAAAAAGACTGAAGGCTGGTATAAAGAAAGGACGAGTTAGTAATTCAGATCTTGGTCATATGTTAGTAGTTATAGCTAATAAATCTAAGAGTGCTCAGACCAAGAAGTTTGAAAAAACATCCGCGTATACTGAAATAGATAAGATAGAAATAGAGTATCGAAAAATAGAAGAGGACTTGAGTGGTAGAAGAAGACGCAAGTTTAAAGAAGAAGCGGATCTAGCTGGTATTGATTCATTCTCATTAAGAACTTTTGAACAGATTATGTACTTTAAGAAAAGAGAGAGGGAGAAGCTTACTAGACGTAAAGAAGTTCTTACTAAGACTATTGATAATAGAGGCGGAGAGATAACATCAGAAAGTTTGTCGTTATACTTACCCAATGATACTACAGTAAAGGCAAAGCTTCCTAAAGATAAAACATACTCAAAAGAAGAAGCACTTAAGATATATGATGAAGCAGCAGAAGAACGTTTGGATGCACTCAGGTCATTAAGCTCAGGTCACAACAGATACCGAGATTATAGTGATAAGCCTGGAGATCCTGCTTCGGCACCAGAGTGGAGTATAAACAATATTAACTCTGTACCAAAGCCAGATAGAACTAATACTGAAGCTATGGCTGAAACAGAAAAGCTTAAGGATAAAGTAAAAGATAGGTTAGAAGGAGAACCTATTGGGCGCGTTACTAGATATGATTCTGCTAGATTCCGTCTAAGCAATATAAGGGTAAAGGGAGAGTGGCGAGGACCATTCATTACACTT